CGCGGAAACCGGCGCTTGGCTCAACTTCTCAGATTTACTTCTCAAAAACATACATTAGGGGACTTGACAAACCTAAAATCATTAAAAATAAATTTTGCAGAAAGGGGGAGGGACTTTGAAAAATGACAAGTATTTAAAAGACAAGCTAACTAAAAATCAAATCAAGAAAATTAATGAGACAGAAGATTATTTAACGAGTCAAATTGATAAAGAAAATAATGTTGAAGTTGAAAAAGTTGAGCGATATATCAACTTATTAAGACTATTCTATGCTTTGGATGTATACATTGAGCAGTCAGGACCGATAACAATTGTTAAAAACGCAAGTCAAGAATTTGTGAAAGCTAATCCAGCTATTGCAGAAAAGAATAAAGTGAGTGGTTCGTTGTTAGCTTTAGAAAAATCATTCCATTTAGATAAAAAAGCTGAAGAGCGTCGCAAATTAGAACAAGCGAAAGGACCTGATTTAACATGAAGATACCTAGTTATGTTACAGATTACATTGAAAAAGCTAAGTCAGGTCAGATTCTTTTTAATAAAGAACGAATTAAACTCATCTCTTTTTTAGAAGATAACATTTTGCAACGAGATGATTTATATTTTGATGATCAACGCATAGAAGATTACATCAAGTTTAGTGAAAAATGGTTTTTCCCATTGCAAGATTTTCAAAAATTTATTTCATGTTTCGTTTTTTTATATGAAGAAGAAAGCAAAACGCCTTATTTCTCAGAATTCTTTATATCAATGGCTCGTGGTGGTGGTAAGAATGGCTACATTAGTACTTTAGCAGCATTCTTTATGACACCTTTACACGGCATACCTAAATATAATATGTCAGTTGTTGCTAATAGCGAGAAACAAGCACTAGTTAGTTTTAGAGAAATATACGATATGGTGGAAAGTAATAATCTTTATGTAACTGGTGATCGTCCCAATAATCCATTTTACTTAAGTAAAGTTGCAGTTGAAGGTATTCAGACTAAATCGCAATTCTTATTTGATACGTCTAATGAAAAAACAAAAGATGGTGCTCGTGAAGGTTGTATCTTTTTTGATGAAGTGCATGCTTACGAAAAAGACTCAATCATCAACATCAAACGAAGCGGGTTAGGTAAAGTTGCACATCCTAGAACATTTTATATCGGAACTGATGGCTATGTCAGAGAAGGGTTTTTAGATAGGTTGAAAGAACGTGCAGATAATGTGTTGAAAGGTATAAGTCCTGAAGATAGATTATTCCCGTTCATTTGCAAAATTGATGATAAAGAAGAAATAGATAAACCAGATTTATGGGAAAAAGCTAATCCAATGTTTGAACAACCACGAAGTGAATATGGTAGTCAATTATTCAAAGAAGTACATCAACAATATTTAGGACTTCAATTCAATCCATCTAATCGACCTGAATTTATGACTAAGCGAATGAACATGCCTGAAACAGATACACAAAGTGTTGTAGCACCTTGGGATGACATTATGGCAACTAATCGACCTATACCCCCACTTGAAAACAATGAATGTATTGGTGGGCTTGACTATGCAAGTTTGAAAGACTTTGCAGCAGTCGGTTTACTGTTTAGATCCGGTGATGATTATATTTGGAAAACTCATTCATTTGCTAGAAAAGAATTTCTTGATAAATACAAATTAAAGCCACCTATTCATGAATGGGAGAAAAAAGGTTTGCTCACAATTGTAGATGAGCCAACAATAAACCCTAAACATATTATTGATTGGTTTATCGAAGCACAGAAGAATTACGGACTACAAAAAGTTGTAGCCGACAACTTCCGTATGGATTTACTTAGACCGTTGTTTGAAGATGCAGGTATCGAATATGAAGTAATAAAAAATACCCGCGCAATTCAATCATTGCTTGCACCAAGAGTTGAAGATATGTTCGCACAACATCATCTTATCTTTGGTGATAATCCATTGATGAGATGGTACACGCAAAATGTGGCCGTCAAAATACGTAAAGATGGTAACAAAGAATATGAAAAGAAAGAACCAATAAGACGTAAAACTGACGGCTTCCAAGCCTTAGTGCATGCTTTGTACCGTGCAGATGATTTGAAAGATTCAAATTTAGAAGAAGAAATCAATCTGTTACGTGGCTTGAGATTTTAACTGAAGGGAGGTTAAGTAAATGGGATTGTTCGATAAGATATTTCAAAGAAACAAAGAGTTATCTTGGATGTACGACTTAGAGTTATTACAAGATGTCAGTACAAAATCCTACATTAAACAAATGGCACTTAATACGGTTGTTGAATTTGTTGCTAGGACGCTATCTCAATCTGAATTCAGAATTAAAGAGAATGATAAAGCTGTAAAAGATTCAATGTATTATCTTTTAAACGTTAAGCCTAATCCGAATCAAAATGCTACGCAACTCTGGCAAAAGTTTATTTATAAATTATTGATAGACAATGAAGCGCTCATCATCAAATCAGATGATGATTATTTTTATGTAGCAGATAACTTTGAACGAGAAACAGATTTAGGTCTGTTACCACAAAAGTTTAATTCAGTTACGGTTAATGATTATGTTTACAGTCGATACTTTTCAATGGATGAAGTTGTTTACCTGGAAAACTCGAATAAAAAGCTAGATGATTTTATGATGGGTCTATTTGAAGATTACGGCGAAGTATTTGGTCGCATGTTAAATATGCAGCTAAAACAAAATCAAATTCGTGGTGTGGTTAATGTTGAGTCAACAACTTTAGATAATAAACTTATTCAAGATTATATTGATATGATTTTTAATACTTTTGAGAAAAATCAAGTTGCAGTTATACCGTTAACAAAAGGGCTAAGCTATGAAGAACATTCATCTAAAAGTGGTTCAACAGGCAAGTCTGATTTCGGAGATTTAAGAGCATTAGTTCAAGATATCTTAATTTACGTATCAAGAGTGGTTGGCGTTACACCGTCACTGATTTTAGGTGAAAATGCAGATTTAGATAAAGCAATTGAAGCAACTAATAAATTTTGTTTTAAGCCTTTAATGAAAAAGCTTGAAACAGAATTAAATGCCAAATTGTTTGAAGAAAGTGAATACCTTGAAAGTAATATGCGCGTTGAAATTGTTGGTATAGATAAGAAAAATCCACTCGAATTATCTGAAGCGGTTGATAAGTTACGCTCATCTGGTACATACACCGGTAACCAAATTCGTGTCATGCTAGGAGATGAGCCAGGAGATGATGAACACCTAGATGAATACGTATTAACTAAAAACTACGAATCAGTTTCATCAACAGAAGGGGGTGAGACTAATAATGGGTAATCCGATTGTAAGAAATGTCACGCCAGTTTTTAGAAACGAAACTAAGAATAACAAACATATTTTAACATTGTCAGGTACTATTGCTAACCTATCTTTTCTTGACGACACTATCAGCGCTAAAGCTGTGAAAGATTCACTTGATAATGTTAAAGAAGATATTGTTATTCGTTTAAATTCTGGCGGTGGTGATGTGTTTGAAGGGATAGAAATTTATAATTACTTAAAGTCCTTATCAAATCACATTACAATTGAAGTCACTGCATTAGCTGCAAGTGCTGCATCATTAGTTGCAATGGCAGGAGATAAGATTATCATCCGAACAGGCGCAAATATGATGGTACATGAAGCTTCTACAATGGCTTTTGGTAACAAATCAGACATTCAGAAAACATTGAATGCTTTAACTGCAATTGATACATCTATTGTTGATATATATCATGATAGAACAGGTTTAGATCGTGATGAGATTGATAATCTAATCGCTAATGAAACGTGGTTAACTGCAGATGAAGCAATCAATAAAGGTTTTGCAGATGAGAAATCATCTCGTAAATCTGTTGAAAAGCAGAAAGAAGGTGTAGAAAACTTGAAAGACTCTAAGTATGTAGCAAGACTTAAAGAACAAAGAAGCATTCTTAATGCAATGATTAATGAAGCAGAAGAAGGAGCAACAGATGAACCTTCAAGTGATGATTCAAATGAACAACGTATTGCAGATTTAGAAAACGAAGTTAAAAACATTAAGTCACGCCTAGATAAATTAGAAAAAGGCGAAGATGGTGAAGGTGAAGAAGAAAAGAAAGAACCTACACCACCACAAAACAACAAATTTAAAAGGTTCGCATTTTAACTAGCTATTAGTAATAGAAACTAACGGCTATTTTTTATGCATTAATTTAAGGAGGAATTTATATATGACTATTAAGGTCAAAGACAAATTAAAAAGCTATCAAGATCATAAAGCACATTTTGCAGAATTAGTACAAAACGGTGCTTCTGATGAAGAACAATCAAAAGCATTTGGTGAGATGTTCGATGCATTATCAAATGATTTAAGAGATGAAATCTCTGCTGAAGTAAACAACCGTGTGGTTGATAATGGTATTTTAGCAAAACGTTCACAATCGCCTTTAACTTCTGAAGAACGTAAATTCTTCAACGAAATCAATACTGAAGTTGGCTACAAAGAAGAAAAGTTATTACCTGAAACAGTTATTGAACGTGTATTTGATGACTTATCAACCGAACATCCATTACTTTCTAAAATCAACATCCAAAATGCAGGCTTAGTTACTCGTATCATTAAAGCTGACGCAACAGGTCAAGCAGTTTGGGGTAAAATCTTTGGCGAAATTAAAGGTCAATTAGATGCTGCTTTCAGTGAAGAAGAATTCAAACAATCTAAATTAACTTGCTTTGTTGTAGTGCCTGATGACCTAACAATGTTTGGACCTAACTGGGTTGAGCGTTTTGTTCGTACTCAAATCGAAGAAGCTATTTCAGTAGCATTAGAAGCAGGATTCTTAACTGGTGAAGGTGCTGCTAAAAATCAACCAGTTGGTTTAATGAAAGATCTTCAAAGTAACGGTGGCGTTGTGGATAAAACATCATCAGGCACATTAACTTTTGCAGACGCAGATACAACAGTTAATGAGTTAAAAGATGTATTAAAAGGCTTATCAGTTAAAGAAGATGGTAAACCGGTAAAAATTGATGGAAAAGTTGTATTAGTAGTTAACCCACAAGATTCTTGGGATATCCAAGCTCGATACACTTATTTAACTGCAAATGGTGGTTTTGTAACTGTATTGCCTTACAACGTATCAATCGTAACTTCTGAATTTGTACCTGCTAATAAATTAGTAGCGTTTGTATCAGATCGTTATGACGCAGTACGTGGTGGGGGCTTAACAGTTAAGAAATTCGACCAAACGTTAGCTTTAGAAGACTGTATCTTATACACTGCTAAAACGTTTGCTTATGCACAACCTGCAGATAATAACGCATCTCGTGTTTATGACTTGAAATTATCTACTTCAGTTCGTACTTCAACACCAGCTGGTGGCACTACAGACGGTACAGCTCAAGCATAGAAACGGGGTGATGTAAATGGAAAACATCACTATATCAAATGAGATTCTAGATGAATTTAAAGAATATACAAAGATTTCTCATGACACTGAAGATGAACACTTAAAACGTGTGTTGTCTATGTCCTATAAAAATTTGATATCACGTTTTGGAGAGTTTGATTTAAGTAGTAATTTAAACGGTAAAAGCTTAGTCTTTGCGCGTGCTCGATACGATTATGAAGACCTACTTGAGTTTTTTAACGACAATTATCAAGATGATCTACTAAATTTTGGTTTTATAAATCGAATTGAGCGTGATAGCAATGAAGAGTAATTTTAAAAAGCCTTTTATTACTACTAAAAAATTAAATACTCGTGTTCATTTTTATTCATATCAAGAAAATGAAGGTCCTGAAGCCGGTGTCAAAAGAAAAGTTAAACTCTACAGTTGTTGGGCTTATGTGCCCCAATGGAAAATGACCGAACTTCAACAAGCTATATCAAACGGAACTGAGCATGACGTAAAAATCTTTATAAGAGAAACTCATGGTCAATATGCCCCGAATGAAAAGCATTACGTTGAAATAGAGTCGCCATATATTCATCAAGATTTGAATATTAAGTTAGTACAACCTGATGTAGAGAACGAACAATTTTTAATGCTAACTGCAGGGGTGGTAGCTAATGGCGAGTAAAAACTTTTCAGGCATTCGTGCAGAAGGATTAGATGAATTGCAAAAAGAACTTGATAGACGTTTTAGTCGTAAACGCATTACACAGATTATTGATGATGCACTTTTAGAAGCAGGTCAAATAGTTTTAGATGCGATTAAAGCGAATATCCGATATTTCAGAGACACAGGGGCCGAATATGCAGAAGCTAAAATCTCAAAACCTTATTGGGATAAAGGTGTGCGCTCTGTCCGTATTTATTGGGAAGGTCCACATCATAGGTATTCAATCGTGCATTTAAACGAAAAAGGTTTTTATGCTAAAAACGGTAAGTTTGTTAGACCTAAAGGCTTTGGGGCGATTGAAAAAGCACTACGTTCTGCAGAAGTTGCGTTTTATAAAAAAGTACAGGAAGAAGTTGAAAAGTTATTATGATTGATATTTTAAATACAATTTATAGCGTCTTAAAAAATGACGAAAAACTAATGAAGTTACTCAATGTTAATAACATCAAATTCAATGACTATCCTGATGTTAAGGATATAACGCAACCTTATGTAGTGATTGATGATTTTGATGATCCTATCCCGGAATTGCACTATGACGGTGAACGAGTAGCTTATAACTACGTTGTTCAAATTGATGTGTTTGTTAAAGCAAATGATAGCTACAATGCAAGGCTTCGCAGAAATGAAATATCCCAACGTATCAGTGACTTGCTCTGGAAAGAATTGAAAGCAGGGCAAACAAGTAATTTAGGTAATGAATATGATAAACAGTTCGCTTTATATCGTTCTACAAGACGGTATGAAGCGATTTTTTATGAGGAGGAAAATTAAATGGTCAAATATGCAAAAACACCAAAAGCTTTTATTAATATTAAAGATTTAGGTTTCGCTCTATTAGATACAGATGAGCAAGATAATGTTAAATACACAAACGTAACTCAAACTCGTGGGTTACAAGAGATTTCAGTTGAAACAGGTGGAGAAACAGTAAACGCTTATGCAGATGGTACTATTATTGAATCTGGTACAACTGATGGCGAAGGTAAAATCTCAATGACAATGCACGCATTCCCACAATCTATCCGTGAGTTAATTTTCAATGAAATTTATGATGAGAATGGTGTATTCCAAGAAATTAAAGGTAAACAAAATAAATATGTTGCAGTTTGGTTCAAACGTGAACGTCGTGATGGAACTTTCCAAATGGTCGGTTTAACTAAAGTGTTATTCGGAGATCCAAACTTAGAAGGTAAAACTGCAGAAGATGATTGGGAATTTAGTTCTGAAGAATCAGAAGGTACTGCAATGCACCGTATCAATGATGACGTACGTAAAATTTTGTTCGATAGCGCACGTGAAGGCGCCAAAGTAGATTCATTCTTTGAAAAATTATTAAAAGGTGCTTACGACGAAAAAGTTGAAACAAGTGCTGATACTGCATCAGCTTAAAAAGGAGTTTTGACTTATGGCTAAATTTAAAGTTTTAAAAGATGCAATTAATTTAAAAACCGATAAAGAGTATCGTAAAGACGAAGTTGTGGAAGAGAAAGTTAAAGATATCAACGAATTTGAAAAGCGTTTGAAAAATAAAGGGTATGAATTACCGTTTTTTGAACGTATTGAAGAAGAATAGTAAAGCTTAGGACGGTGTAAGAGCCGTCCTTTTATTTCGAAATAAAAAGGAGTTTTTTAGACATGTCCTGTCTCTTA